AAAGCAATACGAAAACAATAACACACTATAGTGTAACTGTATAGTGTTACAAAAAAATTAATCATTTTTATCATCCTGTTTTTTCCAATATTCAATTAAAAGTCGAAGTTCTTCAATTCTTTTTGTTGCTTCTTTAATTTTATCCTTAAGATAAGTCATTTCTTTATCCTCCGAGGTACTTTAATAGTCCAAGACGATGAGACCAAATCAACCATTTCAAATTCTTTAGGTTTAGGTTGAATATCTCCATAATTAGTCTCAGACTTATCCAAATACTCTAGAATAGCCTCATCTACCATCTGAAATAAAGTATCAAAAGTTAAAGTTAATCTAAGTTCATTAGCAAGATCCTCAATTTCTCCTTCAGTCATCTCTTCCTGTAAGAAAACAGATCTTATATTGACCAATTCACTTAAATTAATTTCAATTTTAACATCACGATCTATAGTCATTTGAATTTACACTCTACCATAATTTCAGTTAAACAAGCTAACAAATTTATTTCTTGGTCGGCAACGAACGCTGTCTGGTACTGATACTTAGCAATAATAAGAACAGCAGCAGGGATGGAAGTAGAAACCAAGGAATCTGAAAGAGAATCGTAAATGCGGCGTAATAAAA